AATTCTTCCATCTTGGCTTCCAATGAATGTTCTTTCTTAATCTTCATTGGTTTCAACGATTCTTTAATGATGTTACGAATAGCCTTTTCTAACTTAACTTCGGCTACACATTCACTGATAATTTTCTTTAGTTCTTTATTGGTCATATATATGAAAATGGTTATATATAAATATTGTCAAAAAAATGAATTATCATTCTTATTTTCAACTACAATTTCCATTATTTCTTCTTTATAAGTATTGGTTTTTGGAGCGGACAACACTTTATGTTTCAATGATTTAGACAGTTTTTTGTTTTCTATCTTATTACTGATGAATTTTATATAACGATGTTTACCGCTTTCCTTTTTCCTCCAGAATGTATGACCAATCTTCTTCTTTAATACATCTACACTATGACTGCCCCAATTAGCATATACAGTTCTACTATGTATCCATTCGTAATCAGGCGGACCTTTTAAACTTACACTATAATTAGGCATAATAGCCACATCGACATAATTATCCCCTTGATATAAAAACCCAGTAGCTTGATAGATTTTACCGAGATGTCCTACTTCACTATCTGCATAACTCAATATGCACTTGATAATGGGAAAATCACGGTTTAATTGTCTGAATGACTCCGCAATACAATAACTCTCTATATTCTTACCATACCCATCAGCAATCCATAAACGGGTCAATTCTAACACATTATTATTAACTAATAGAGGACTTATACTAGTGCTAGCATTTCTACCTACTGCCTGTCCATATACTAATACACCAATTAATTTACTATTATAACCACCAAAAAAAGTGCTTTCTATATATTCTTTATAGTAAACACCATATGCAACTCTACAAACCGTCCATTTATGAGTATAATGGTTTTTTACAATAATATCCTTAGCCAAATTCTTTTGAATGGGTCTAAGGTAAATTAATGATGTATCACAATAATGCGTCTCGGACATAACAATTCTAATATCACTATTAGAATTATATTACACCAGTTTCAATTTTTCAACTTTTTTTTTATTAACTTTTCCACTATTTAATAAAGTCTTTATAACCTCATTCGACGCATCAAGTTTGATTTCAAGTTCGTTTAACTCAGCTTGTAATCGTTTATTTTCGTCTTTATATTCCCTCAACTCTTTCTTTATACTTTCATTTTCTTTTTTATACGCATTCATTTCTTGTCTAATCGCATCTCTATCGGTTCTACATTCATCCAAGTCTTTCTTAAGTTCTTTTCGCAACTTTTCATTGGATTCATTTATTAATTTCACCAAATCAAGTCTTGATTTTTTAGACGCTATCGCATATGCAACTACAGATGAAAATATAGCCGGTATAATTGCAATTAAAGAAGTAGAAATTGTATCATTCATATTATAAAAACATACTTAAATAAATATAGTTATTATAAAATAAATTATAAAAATTTTTACAATTTGAAATCGTCAAATGCACTATCGTTAATAGTATTATCTACACCTTTTACATAACTACTCAATTCGGTTTCTTGAGGGGCTACTTGTAGTTTCTTACTATCATAGTAACTATCCAACCACCCAGCCAATGGATTGGTTTTAGCAGCTGGATACAACTTCTTATATCCAAGACTTGTTAATCTATTATTGGCCAACCACTCAATATAATGCTTTAAACTCTCAGCAGTCAATCCAATCAAACTACCCTTACTGAATAGATAGTCTGCCCAGTCTTTTTCTGCATTAACCGCCATTTCATAAGCAGCATAGATCTTCTCTTCATTTTTCTTAACAATATCTTGGAATCCTTCATCTGGGTTGTTGATCCAGTTCTTCATGATGTTCTGAGTAATAGCTACGTGTAGATTTTCATCACGGCTAATAAACTTAATAATCTTACTATTACCCTCCATCTTTCCACGATAGCCAAAGTAGAAACTACAAGCAAAACTCACATAGAAAATCAATCCTTCAGTGATCTGCGTAGCAAGAACAGCATCAAACAATTGTTGTTTAACATCATCTGATGGCTTTAGTAGTTCATCATACTTCTTACTGATTGCAGTAGCTCTCTTAACAATTTCTTCATCATTCAAAATACTATCAAAAAACTTGGTAGCATCTGGATAAACATTGTTTAGAATGTATGTATAACTGTTACTGTGAATAGTTTCAAAGAAACTCCATGTGTTCATGCAAATCTCCAATTCACTATTGGTAACATGCTTCATAAGTTCATGAATACTACGACTCAACATACTATCAGTCATAGTCTGAAACTTTAGATTGCTATCAAATACAAAACGTTCTTCAGGTGAAAGATTCTTATAATCACTAATGTCCTTCACCAAAGAAACTTCTTGTGGTCTCCAAAAGAAATTCAATTGTTGATCGTATAGGTCATAGAACTTAGGATACTTGATCAAATCATATCGTTGTAGTGATAGATCTTCTCCCAAGAACATTGGATTTCTTAATTGGTCTATGTTTCTTTTATTTAATACAGTTTTCATCTTATCCTCCTATTATAGAGCACACGCTCCGCTAGCACAACCACTTTCTTCTATAACCACTTTCTTTGTCTCCAAAGTCTTTTGTTCCATTGCGGTTTGTTTATCACCGTCATCGGTATTAGCATAATATAAATTCTTAATACCATACTTATAAGCCGTCAAAATATCCTTAATAACTTCCTGAACAGGAACTTTATTATTTGGATAACGTGAAGGAATGTAATAAGTGTTGGTGCTAATGCTCATATCAGTAAACTTCTGAATGGCAGCAGCCACTTTTAAATATCCTTCATTACTTGGCATATCAAAAGCAAAGGTATAATTTTCTTTATACTTGTCAATACCAGGAACAACTACAGGCAAAATGTTACTCTTGCTACCCTTGAAACTAATAGCACTACGAGGAGGTTCAATACCATTCGTAGAACTTTGAATTACACTACTAGATTCTACAGGCATACAAGCAGTTAATGTTGAATGACGCATTCCATACTTCTTAATATCTTCACGTAGGCTTTCCCAGTCACAATGAAGTTTCTCAGTTATGAATTCGTCAATGTCTCTCTTATAAGTATCAATTGGAAGGACTCCCTGACTAAATTTTGTGCGATCAAATTTTTCACACTTACCTACTTCTTTAGCCATCTCAACACTAGCTTTAATCAAATAATAACTAGTCTTTTCCATCCACTTAGCAACAAAGTTAGGAGCATCCTTGTCCCAATACTTCAATCCTTCTTTAGCCAACAAAGCAGCCAAGTTACTTACACCAACACCAAGGCTACGTCGTTTCTTAGCGAAGTTTTCAGCTGCTGGAACGAAATAATCTTGATGGTCAATCAATGAATCCAACATTCTGACAATAATGTCACAAACACTTTCCATTTCATCATCATCCTTGATTTCCAACCAATTCAATGCGGCCAGAATACATACACCAATTTCACCGTCTTTATCATTAACGTCACTGATAGGAATCAATGGGTGGTTAACCTCAAGACATAGATTGCTTGTATCAACTTGATCTAACCAACTACCATGTTCATTGGCGTGATCGACGTGCATTGTATAAATACGTCCAGTTTCAAGACGTTCCTTAGCCAATAGACCCATCAATTCACGAGCGTTAATCTTCTTCTTGAACTTAATGTTCTTATTAGCTTCAGCCTTTTCATACTTCTCCTTGAATCCTTCCATGCCGAAAGTATTCCACAATGAAGGACATTCGTGATAACTAAACAATGTAACATCTTGATTCTTGAGGAATCGTTCAAATATAACTTTATCTAATCCAACACAATAATCCAACTTACGAACACGATTATCATCAGTTCCCGCATTGTTCTTCAATACAAGAATATCCATGATATCATAATGAAACCAAGCAAAGTTTACAGTTGCACTTCCGCCACGAATACCATTTTGATGACAACTCTTCACTGTGGATTCAAATGCCTTACTAAAAGGAATTGGTCCGGTATGAATAACTTCACCATTACGAATAGGAGCATTAGTAGCACGTAATCTGGATAGATTCAATCCAATACCATAACGGCTTGCGGTGGCAAATCCTACAGCACTATTATTTGCAAAGATACTCTTGAGTGTATCGTCTACAGTAAACAAACTACAAGAAGCATAACTCTTCATTACAGTTCTTACACCGGCCATAATAGGGGTGGGAAGATTAATCTTATGCTTACTAAAGTAGTTATACGCCTTCTTTACATATTCCAATCTATTTTCTTTATAGTTCTTAAAGAAGGTCATTGCGATTAGAATATATGCAAACTGAGGAGTCTCATATATCTTCTTGGTTGATCTGTTCTGGACCAAATACTTATCACACAACTGTTTAATTCCAGCGTATGTGAAATTAAAATCTCTATCGTGTTTAAGAAACTCGTCAATCTTGTCAAATTCTTGTTTAGTATACCATTGAAGAATTTCTTCATCATATACTAGATTAGAAACGTTGTCTTTGACAAGATCATACAATTTAGGTGGATTCTTACCACCCCAAACTTCTTTACGAAGTTGGTAATTAAGCAATCTACTTGCAACAAATTGGTAATTGGGTTTATCTTCGCTAATTAGATTAGCAGAAGATTCGATAAGAAGTTTATGTATATCTGCGCTTGACATTCCATCAAAGAATGACAAATGTGCATTCATACCAACTTCTTCAAAACTAACTCCTTTTATATCCTCCGTAGCCCACTGCAACACTTTGTTTATTTTGTCTGCATTAAACTTCTCGGTTTTTCCGCTACGCTTTTTAATAAAAATATCTTTGTTCATAAAACTTTAAAATAGGTAATAAATAATTATCATGTTCTAAAAAATAATTTTCAAATTTATTTTTGAAAATTTTCTACTTTTTGAACTTTTTGTTAATCATCTTGATATGAGAATTACTCTGAATCCTCTTCGCTCATATGAGCATTCCATTTACCAGACATCATCTTCTTGACAAGATTTTCGCCTTGGTTCATTTCATTGATGATTCCCATACCTTCCCTACTGTTTTCAGCAAAGATTTGAATATCACCACAACCCGCGTTCATTCGACTTGGGAATGTAATACCGTCTGGTCCAAATCGATTCTTAATAATATGGAATCGTGCGGTGTTACTAACTTTATCGTTAACTTTACGACTGAGTGACATAACAAAATCAGCCGTCATGATTTTACGATAACTGTCTGAAATATTATTTGCTTGAATAATATCTTCATCCATAGCAGCACGATTGCTTTGACTTGCAGTCCAAACTGGAACCTGAAGTTCACCGGCAATACCACGAAGTTCTTCATAGATACCACCCGCCTCACTATAACTGTTACTATTACGTTCACTTTGGGATGGACGTAGAATATCAGCATAGTCAACGATAATCATATCTACTTTTGTCCCCAGAGTTTGGATACGTTCTGCATGAAGCTTCAAACTGTGAGCGGACACAGTTTTGATGGGGAAATACTTAATGATAAGTTTGCCGGGAACTTCAGAAATTTTCTTCTTTACAACATCAACGTTATTACGAATGTTCTGGAAATCAATACCAGTGAAACACGCATCGTAACGTAGTCCAACGTAGTTTTCATTCAACTCAAGAGTATAATGTAACACATTCTTACCCTGCTTCATTGCCTCGGCACCAATCTTGGCAAGAACCCAACTCTTACCACTACCAGCACAAGCAGTAATAACACCCATTTCACCGCCAGCCAATCCACCGTCCATAACAGTGTCAACTTCTGTCCAATTGGTCTTGACGGTCTTACGAGCCATCATACTCATACGTTTTTCCACATCGACTTCGTATTCATGACCGATATTTCTTTCCATACCAGCCTTCATAGCAACGTCAACAACATGCTTGATCTTGTCATATTGACCATTCTTCAGATGATCAACACTCTCCATGATCGCATTCTTCAACTTTTGATTCTTACAAAATTCAAGGAATTGTTCCTTAATAAATTTCAAATCACTGTCAGTGATCTTTTGATAAACCAATCTCAATTGGTCAACAACAGTCTTCTTCAACAATTCATTGTCAATACTATCAACCTTGACTTTGAATACCGCCAATGTAGGCAGTTCTTTATATTGTAGGAAATAACTAACGGTTTCCTTTACAATAAACTGATGTGCATCAGTCTCAAACGATTGCGGTTCCAAAATATCGCTAATGCGTTCAATAAATGATTTATCACTCACAAGTGCAGAGATGCACTTGGTTTGAAACTCAGTTCCAAACTTCTTTAGATTATCTATAATGTATGTTTCGCTCATAATTTAATAACGTATCCTTGTGAGTATAATACTATACCCACTTCTCTTTTTTTAAAAGATTTTTTAAGCCACAAATGAATTCACTTTCCCAAACACCTCTTGTAGCCAGATTATGCTGTTGGGGAAATTGTTTTGCATATTGTCTTCTAACAACAATTTGCTAAACTTATATCTGTCAAGTTTAATCAGTGGTTTCTCAAGAATTTCATTGATTCTGAGTTGACTAAATGACTGTATCTGCGTTTCATGTAATTGCATTAATTGCCAATTACGTTCTATAATATTCTTATTATCCAAGATGGTATTATACAATTTATACTTTCCCTTGTGGGTATCACTATAATTGTATATTTCTTGTAATGAATATCGTTTTTCGTCAGTAAATATAGGAAAACATTTGATGATGGTCTTCAATCCCGCACCATTTATACCATCAATGTTATCACTATCGTCACCTTCCATTATACGATAATTTATAAAGTTACTACAAGTTACACCATACTCTTGTAGAATTTCAGCACATCCATACAACTTCTTCTTAGTTGGACTCCAGATTTTAACTCTGTCATTTGCCAACTGCAAAAAGTCTTTGTCTGCACTCATAATAGTTACATTACTATTTTTAAAATAGTCTGTAGCTAAATATGCAATTGTGTCATCCGCTTCAATATGATCAATTGCCATAGTTGTAACAGGCAATGTATCCAAATATCTTACAGTCTTAATCAACTGTATTTTAAGATTCTTTTCTTCTGAATCTGGATTGCTCAGATCCTCATATGTTCTATTGAGACGGATCTTTGTTTTTCTACCAGCCTTATAATCAGGATAAATTTTTCTGCGTTTCATTGAACCACCATTACCATCAGACACAATTACGATTCTGGTGGGATTCAACAATTTAACCGCATATCCAATACTTTTTAAACATCCAGCAATACCACCCGTATGATTTCCATTAGAATTCAATGCGGGACTTGCCATGAATGCTCTAATAAAAGTATTCATAAAGTCGATTATAAGGACATCAGAGTTGAGGGTCCGATTAAGACCCTCACTCTGCGGGGTTGTTTTTATTTGATCAAACAAACTAAACAACCTCTTTTTTTCACTGTCAGTTAGATTGCTCATTCTTCACTACCAGCAGATTCTTCATCAGTATCCACAACAGCGTCATCAACAATCTGACTATTAGGATCTTTATATTTCATAATAACAGACTCACAAATCTTCAAATAAACTTCTTCTTTCAAAGATTGATCAGTCTGCATTGCGGATACAAAGTCCTTGGATTGGAACTTCCATTCACTGCCATCATCCTTCTTATAGGTATAATAAGCACCACCTTGTTTGATAATGTTATTCTCCTTCAATACTTTGATCCAACTGCTATAGTCGGCAATACCACTATCGAAGTAAATATCAAAATTAGCTTGACGTTGTGGTGGACCCATTCTGTTCTTAACAACAACTGCCTTACACTCATTACCGATGATTTCTTCACCCTTTTTGAGTTTACCAGTGTTGTTCAAACGAACACGGACACTACAATGATAAGCCAAAGCCTTACCACCACTCACCACATACTTGTCACCAAATGCCATAGCATTTAGATTCTGACGTAATTGATTTGTGAATACAGTAAGAACCTTCTGACGGCCAATCATGTTGGTGATCTTTCTCATGGCCTTACTAATGATAATACTCTTACCAGTAGCAAATCCATCTTTACCGTGATCACTCTCTAACTCTGCCTTTGTAGAAGCAGCAGCAACAGAGTCAATAATAAGTGTCAAAATACGATCTTTACTGCTCTTACGAACAATTCCAATCATCTGTTCCATCTTTTCAAAAATATCCTCTACAGTATCCGTTTGGACATATAGAAGATTCTTTAGATCTACGCCCAAACTCTTCCAGAATTCTGGAGCAGCGGCGTTTTCAGTGTCCAATACTACTGCGACACCACCTTTACGTTGTGTCTCTGCACAAATATGCGCAGACACCAAACTCTTTCCGGTTCCTTCCAATCCGTTAAGTTCAACCATCTTTCCAACTGGCAATCCGCCATGTGGACGATTACTAATGGCCAAATCTAACATTGATGATCCGGTGCTAATCCAATCACTAATATCGGCGGGGTTTTCTTGTTCATCCAAGAAATAAGCAATTTTACCACCGTCTTTATTTGCTTTATTTAATTCATTTGCCAACAACTCAACCAATTCGTCTCGTTGTGGTGATTCATTCTGCGTAACATGTGATTTCTTTTTCATAAAACTTATAAGTTAAAGGGGTGATAGTAATATATACCATCACCCCAATCTAAACCAGTTATTTTAACTGTTGAACAAATTATCAAAAGCCTTGGTCAAGTCTTCTGTATTTGTCTTGCTAGCAGAGGCGGACGGTGACGAAGCCTTTGCCTTTGGTGCCGGGGTTGGTGCGGACGGAGCTGCCTCCATCTCAGGATCATCATCCACAACTGCATTCACAGTTGGTTCGCTTCCATTTTCAGGATTTAACCAAGCATCCATGACACCCTTCAACTGTTCGTAACTCAACTCAGGGAACAAATCCAAAATATTGGTTTGCTTACCGAGCAATTCCTTCTGGGAAGGATCAATCGCAACTGAAGTGTTTGGCTTTGGACGAATGGTAGTTTCTGGGAAACTCTTACCACACTCTTCTGCGGTTCTAAACTCTACAACAATATCACGTCCATTAACTGGATCGGTAATATCACCATAGTCAGCGTCACTGATAATAGAAAGAAGTTCTTGATAAACGTTCTTTCCGAATCCCCAGAAACGAACACCCTGATCCTCTTCTCCACGGACCAAAACAGGAACATAGGTTCGGAGCTTCGGTTCCATCTTACGGCCCAACTGCCAATCTTCCTTGTTGCCGGTCTTCTTCATACGATTTGACCATTCAACAATAGGATCAGGACGGTTAAAACTATCAGGAGATAGATAAGTCTTGTTGTTGATATTGTAGTGGAACTTGAGTTCGATAAACGGATTCTCAGGATTATACTTGTAGGGAACGATACGAACTACTTGCTTTCCGGGGTTTGGTTTCCAAATCAAATTTGTCTTTTGATTTGCGTTTGAGAGAGAATTCAAACGATTCTTAATTTTAGATAGATCTAATGCCATAATTGTTTATTATATTAATTGTTAAGTGTTAATTAATTATTCGATAAATCCACACGGACTTAATTCATAACTAATACACGTATAACTATAAACAAGAATGACAAATCTTTCAACTTATTATATCAAAAAGTTTTATGGGAATTATTCTAACAGAAACCTCGCCGGTTAAAATAAGGCAATTGTTGTAAAGTTCCCAATTTAATTGGAATTTGTTATCAAATACACCATTATTTTCCTCAGTTATTAATTTATTCATGGCATTCAACGTATACAAAGTGTTTGTTTGTTTTTTACGGTGAAGACCAATTGTATTTGGAAACTTTGGAAATTGGTTGGATTCATTTATATCTATATTGTAAGTGATATAAACGTTTCGTGGAGCTTTTGTTCCACTAAACAAAAAAAGTTTATTTCCATTTACGGAATAAAAACTCCTAATTTTTTCAATTAGTTCTTTGTATTCATCGATATTTGAAAATGTGCAAAGTAGTTGTTTTTTCATTTTTTAGGACGGATCATTATTTTGCCTATGTCTTCGACATATCTGGCAATTCCTACTTCAGAACCTTCTTCCGTATACCAAGTAGATCCTTTATTATAGAAACCGTTTGCTTTGGCTTCTTCTAAAGAGTATTCGGTTGTTAAAATAGTTTGAACGGTCTGAGCATCAGCTTGTTTTTCTTGCGGAGTTCTCAAGTCAGGTTCTTCTTTATCCTTTTCCGCAGGAGTTTCTGGTTGTTGCGGTTCTGGTGCAGATGGTTGACTTGGTTCTTGTGGTTGTGTAGCAGGTGGTTCAGAAGATTGTGGTTCTGGTGCAAAAATATTTGCGCCTGCGGCTTTCTTGGGATTTTCTTCAAAGTGAGTTCCACGAGAAATTGCTCTTTGTTTATATTCCGGTGTGGGGAATGTTACGAGAAGACCCGCAGCATTATAAGCTTGTCGTTCAGGATATTTACCCTCAACCATCGCATTTCTTATTTCGGCAGATGATGACTCATCCAAATTCAAAGTGGTTTCCAAATATTCTTGTAGAATATTCAAATGGTCATTATTTTCCATCGAAAAAATGCCGTCTTTTATGCGTGAGTCAAGACAAATGTTCTCTATTATATAAGATAGTATGTTCATATTAACCTAATGTTACTTGCGGTCTTACAAATTGGTTTATTGCATTAAATTTAAAGTTCGGAGGATTAATCAAGAATTCATTCTTTTCATTGATTATCATTATTTCAACACCTGCGTTTCTATACTTTTCGTTCAATTGAACAACCATTTGTGTTTGAAATATTTCTGATTTAGGATACTTCTTCAAGAATACACTTAACAAAGAATTGACATCTTCAGCAAATGACGTTAATTCTTCAGTGTCTTGAGTATCTTCTGTTTTTTCAATAGTGGTTTGGTGTTTTCCCGATTGAAGCGCTTTCTTCAAATCATCAAACGAAATCTTAAAGAATACATCTTTATCTATATCATTTGCTTTGAATACGAAACTTTTACCGGCAGTTTTTTCTGATGACAAACTCTTTTGTGATTTTTCGTAAACTACATAGTTACGAAGTTGTTCGATGAAATCATAAAAAGCATTTAATTTTTTAAGAGTAACAGATGCTTCTGATCCGTCCATTAATGCATCATATGCATTTGACATCTCTTGAATCTTTTCACCGTCTTTATATTCTTTGGATGTAAATAACTTTTTAAGACCGAATGTTACGTATCTAAAAGAGTTGATAGTGTCTAAGTCAATATTAGTTCCAAATCGAATTGTATCTTTTGCCTTCTTAATCTTTTTGATTTCGTATTTCTTTTCACCGATTTGAATATCACCTTTATCGCCGATAATCTTTTTGGAATCAGGCAATAATAAATAAAAAGCAAACTCACCCTGACCTATCTGATTCTTTTCATACACAATCAGAGACGGATTTTCTCTCAAGAATTGAAACGTAGCATCTATCGTTTGATTTGTTTTTCTAAACTCTCTGACATAATTAACCAAAAGTTCCAAATCTTGAGCAGATGGTTGAGTCTTAAAGAAAGACATGTATCTTTTCTTTACATAGTTTACGATTTCTTCTGTAGTATCAGGAACAACTGACCCCTCCGCTTCAAAAAGTTCATTTAATCTTTTTCTATCAAACAAAGAAATGTATTTATTTTTAATCAAAAAAGATTCGAAGTGAAATAAATCTTCGGAATTTTTTATATTAAACTTCAGTCCTCCATCTTTTCTTGATATAAAGTATTCTTGTAGGATATCATCAATTGTTAACATATAGTATAAATATATAAATATTTATTGAAATTTTGAATTTCTTATATATCAACAAGTTTCATGTCATTATAATTAACACCCATATAACTTTTGGTAGGAAACTTTCCATTTTCCATCAAAGTCTTTATTTGACCAAAACATTCTTTTTCTTCCAAACAAACGTCAAACAAAATACTATCATACGTATACAATATAGCTTTTGTTTGTTTATTGTTTAGATATTGATTTACACTAGCTAATGATTGTATACCAAACTCAGTTTCACTTGCTTGTAGAATATAGTTAAATAACTTATTTGGGTTGGGTTCGTATATATGATTTGTGGTGATCTGTCTCTTAAAGATCGGAGTTTCTACATATTGGTATCTATTAAAGAAATCCCATCTATGATCAATATATTCATTCATCTTTTTATAATAAGGAATCTCCAACAATTCGTCTGGTATGTTACCATACATACACTGAAAAGTAACATTCTTAGCTGTTTTAATCTCCTCAGATGTTAATTGTTCTTTTCCGTAATAATACCGTCCAAGATATTCGTAAGCATTTGACGGTAGATTATAATTAATTAACTTTGCTACCAAATGTGGATGATACGCACTATAATCAATCATAAATAGAATACCGTCCTTTCCGAATCTACTTATGAAACTACTACGACACCCATTCTCCTTGTTTAAGGCGCTATAGTTTACATTTCCAAACCGATTGCTAGGTCTACCCGTGGATGTATACATATTATACTGTGTATACACAAATTCATTTATTACCTTAACGTTCTTATCTCCAAAGTGAGTATTGAAAATGTCTTCGTTAACTTTTAATCCATTCTTTTCTAGAATCTGTAGATTATCCGTTATAATTCCGTTTAAATCATTAAAACTACTGTCTAGCCTTACATTTCTAACTCGTTTCAATGATTCCACACACATTTGTTCAAATTTCTCCAAATGTTTTGTAATAGGAATAACTTTGTTTATATCACTATAGTTAGAAAACTTCTGTTTATAGAAATTATGAGATGCGGTATCGTATTCACTATAATCATCTACTTTACCATCAGAGATAAAGAATATGATATTGATGTCAAACAGATTTTGAATAGGAAGAATATGACTAAATTTCTTTTTATCAAACACCCACTTTTTACCACTCAGTCGGTTTAAATCATACTTTAACTGTTCAACATCAAGTTTAAATGATGAATCGTTGTGATTTATGGAAATGACGTTAGTTTTTTGCTTGTGAATATTATACGAGAAAAATAAAGAAGGAATTGATACGCATGGATGAAAACGATCATCTACTTGAATTACATCGCAGATTAAATCGTCGTCTCTATTTTCTTTTAGAAAAAGTTTGTATTCGTCACTCGACCGTATGACCATTATAATAATCTACAACAGAAACTTTGTTTTGTCAACTTAACTTGGTTTCCAGTATTCCAGAGGATTTTTTAGAGTAGATTCGATTTCAGGAATATATTTTTTATGAATATTGATTTGATTCCGATTATATTCATATACACCTTCTTCAATTTTTATTTTATCTTTAAAAACATCATTTCTCTTTCCTGTCAATTTCCAGTTTATTGCAATTTTTATATATATATTTGTTGATATATCGGTATAATTATCACTTGCAACTTCATAAACAATTTTATCGTTTGCTCTTTTTACAAAATATCTAGTGAAAAAACCACCGTCATAATCGCTTTCCGTTGGTATTACTTTATCATAAACAGGATAACTTGTAATAATCCCGTCATAACTAATATCTCTAGTATTATCTGGATATTCAATCATTTTATTTAGGGAGTGTTTAATTGAAATTGTGAATTCATTGTTGATTGCGTAGTTTGTTGACCTCTTTGAAGATTATAAGACGGTCTCAAAGACGCTTTTATTCTGGTTTCCCATCCATTTTCATCAAGTGTATGATTTACATCTCTAACTTGAAAAACAACTACATCGTCTGTAAATGGAGGTGGAAGATTTTGTATTTTAAAGTATTCAAATACACGTATGCCAGCAATCCCCATCAATGTAATTTCAATTTCAACATTTCTAATAGGTGCGCAGTATACGCCTGGATTTCCAGATTTATCGTTGTCATTTAACATATACACTAAGGCTTCTTTTTCAGGTATATATAAATCCACAATATTGTATTTTGTTCTGTCGATGGTGGTTTGCATTGTAGTTCCTCTACCACCAGCTCTTTCAGTTTTTGTAGGAAATACCTGCACTCTCATTAATACATAATCTGGATTTCCCGGGTCAAATTTAACATATTTTTGCATTATGTTTAAAAAAGTCAACGTTGTCTCTGAATTACGTGGTTGATTTTTATCCTTATTTATTGGACCCTTTATTTTATCATAATATTGATTTTGATTTGAAAAATCAATTAAATTGTTCATTGAAAGAGATTTTTGTCCAAACGATCTATACAATATTTGATTTGCCATTGCATTCGTAAGTGATGTTGTAAAACTCATCTTTTTTATTATAGATGTATTACTTCCGTATGAAAAAACAAAAACGTTATCCGCATTTTGTTTGTTGGTAGGCAATTTCTGATCAACTATTTGTAATCTATTGTATGGCGTAGAAAGATTTGGATCTGTCGTTCTTATTTCCGCAACCTCAAGATTCCAATAATCACATACAGACTCATTCATTTCTTTTAAAATTAAATCGTATACTTCTTTCATATCAATTGCATCATCATTGATTACAATCGAATCATTTATAAAACTTACATTTATGTATACATTTTTTATTAAACCTTCACTATCAAATGAAGTTTTTCCACGTTTATTACTTGTAGATTTTCTACCATAAGCATTTAAAACACCATCTAAATTATTTCTATATACATCAGAATTATAAGTGCCTAATAAAGCCAGTGTATTATTAGCATTTGGAGGCAACTCATTAATATTATTAAGAGATATAAAATTTCTCCCCGTCGATTCCGATTTCATATACACAGAATCATTTAACCATTGTCCAGTTTTTCGTCTTTGTGTAGGATCTTCAGGAATCTCTTCGTCAAAAAACCGGGTCACGTCATCTGCATTTTGGTTATAATTTAAAGAACCTTTACCATTAAATTTTGGAGCATCTGGGTTTGGTATCAATATAGTTCGATTGGTAGAAATTAAATTTTTATGATATCCTGCCTTTGCATTCATTACATCCATCTCAAAGAAATTTTTGAGAAAAGAATTTTCTTTATTTTGATTTTTCAATGAATTCATTATATCCACAAATAATTCAAGTGTAATATAATAATCTTTCATTGCGGCTGACTGATCGTTGCCGTTTTGAGATGTCGAATCAGAAGTCTTTTTTGATGGAAACTTGTATATATAAGAAGACAAATTTTCTAAATTTTTGCCATATTTGATACTTAAACCACCGAGCAATGTTTTGATATTATCCACCGGTTCATTTACATTTCCAGATCTTCCTTGTAACTGTTGTTGCGAAGGTAAAAATGGTTCGGCGTCGTTGGGCGTAAAATTCTTTTTCGTCAATGACACAAATATTTGTTGACATTGTGTTTTAAATGGCATTGCAGGACTTTCCCTTCCTGATTGTTCTGTTACTGTATTTACAGTCTTTTCGCCACGAACATTGAATCCACTATACAACATCTGTCTAGATTTTATTTCAGTAAAACCTTTTATGATATTATCTTCAAAACTATATTCAAAGTTAGTTACATCACCTACCATAAATTCATAGTTACCCTTTGAAAGAGGAACTTTGTTTTCATATTGATAATAGTGATTTTCTACTATAGTTTTTAATTCGTTTATATCTGTATAGTTAATTAAAGATTGAGGATTAAAATTGTCCCACCCCCATTCTACAAATACAGTAATAAGAGGAGTTAACAAATAAGGCGTTATCGCTTTCAACTGATCAATAGAATGACACGTCCAGTTTAATTTGGCAGTTATAAAAAAGTTTTTCTGAACATCAGCGGTAAACGATGTAATGCCAGGCTCAGGCACATTTATTCTATATTGTGGATTTTTTATTTGTTTTGGCGAATCATCATTTGAATATCCATATATTTGAGAATTAGATGATATTCCATATTTATCTTCAAATGTTGATGCCGATTTTAAAATTAACCCCCAACTGTTTGTATCTTGTGCGGAGTTTACACCATTTGAAAATGCACGAATCCAATGTCTTCTTGGGCCAGATAAATAATTTATACTAGTAGTTGATGGGAGTTGGCGAATACCATTAGATAAGTAATTAACTCGATTATTTAATTCTTGGACTACCCAAGGCTGAAATGGACCGGATTCCCATGGACGTTCAGATGACATAATTATGAATTTGCTAATTTAAAACTTTGTAATATTGATGTTATATTTGTAGGAATTCTAAGTTGTTTTGTTACATCCAAACTCAATTTTCCTTTGCCTAGATTATTTGCAACCGCAATAATCCACCATAAGCTAGTATCTTTGTAATATTGGTATGCCAATGCATCCAAGTAATCATTATCTGATACAGTGATATATATATCAGAATCAGATTCTGGAATAACAGGATATATCAATGTTCTATAAACATTTTTTCCGTCCCATCTTTTACCTACAGTTGTATAATCATATCTGTTCATAATTAAGCGGTCGTTAAATTATTTTCATTTATATTAACATCATTCGCAAATTGTTTTGTCGTTATCTTCTCCCATCCAAAATTATTCATCTCCCCAACTTGAGGTTTTTTAGTTTCTAATAAATTACAATCTATTGTTATGTCAGCTTCCATAGGCATTTGAGCAAATGAATCATCAGTTAACAGAGTTCCATTTTTCAAATTATACTTGCCTTTATAATCAGCCGGAAGTGTTTCCCATGTTGCATTATCAGGTATAGCTAATCCCATATTAGTAATAACCACAGGTTGGTTAACATACATATCGCCAATAGTTATTTTAATCAATGGTGGAACGATAAACTGATTATTAAAATATTTAGCAGGTTTAGATAAACCAAGCAAATAATTTATTCGTGTCCACATTGGTTGTAATTCTTTAATACTCATACAAACAACCGAAAACGAAAAAGACAATGATCGTGTAAATCCTTTATAATTATATACTTTATCAGCATTTCCAATATACTGGAAATTGTCCCAGTCACTAGTATATCTTTCATTCATTACTTTCATTGTTGCTCTAAATGGTATATACTTGCTATTAGCAATATCATAAAACCAGAATCTTATTAGATCCCTATCTTTTAAATCGGTTATATCGTTTATAACATCTGATGTATTTATCGGATCAGCTATTGACGTGTCCAATTTTTTCCCATCTTTTGATGATAATAGTTGTTCTTTTATATCTTTAAATCGTTTTATATAAGTAGAATCTGTAAATTCTTCATCAGTTATAATTGAATCAGATGATTGTGGAGAAAGTCCGTCTTTTCCCGCCGTTGTTTTTTGATTTTTTAATCTTTGCCACGAATTACTTGGTAGGTTAGAAACTCCAGAAGGGTCCGATTGAACATCCATTAATTGAACCTGAGGATCATTTCTATTATCTAATTTCGTTGGATATGCACCTATACCACTTGGATTTGTGCCACGGATATTATTTATGTATTTATCATAATTTGCTAAAATTTCTGATTGTTCTTGCGTTACGGAAGTGTAATATCCTGATCCTTCTTCTCCCAAATCGCCGAATGAACTTTTTTGATTGGACGGTGATTGAACAATTCCATTATACTTATAAAAACTTGTAACTTCTTTTTTTTGTGATGGTAATAGATTTCCATCTTGATCAACGTTTGAATATTCGTAAGCGATTTTACTCTTTCCGCCATTATCAACTTTTACATAGTTAGACCATTTTTGTCTCAATCCATATTGTTGATTACCATCTTTATCTACCCAAACAAATCTAGGAATTTTAGGAGAACTTCCAAGGAAAAAACTTTTAATTCTGCCAAATAGCCCAGGTGATGTATATTTGTCTCTTATAACTCCATTTTTAATCATTAAGTCATAAGAATTTTCATCCGCTTTATATATTGTCCCTGATGGTTGTCCTACAGGTAACAAAGATCCCAACAACGTATTAGCACGGATGTAATTTCCAATATCTAAAAATCTGCCCAATAATCCTTTATTTCTAGGTGCCCAATAATCAGTAAACTTCTTGTAAGCTTCAGTTGCAGTAGCACCTCTCGTCAAACCTTTACCGCCGTCTTGGTGGTTTATTGGTAATGCACCAGGAAGTCTTGAACTAAATGGATTTATCGAATTTAAAAAATTAGCAGGTTGACCCGTCGCTGTTCCGGCAGGTGGGGTTGGGTTGCCACCGCCAATCAAAGATGATATTGCAGACAATCCAACTGCACCCAAAAGTCCTCCCAACGTAGGTTCAATAAATCTGGTTGGTCTTGACGACAATCCTAAAGTTCCCGGTCTGGTTACTGCAATTATAGGAGATAGAGGATTGTATATTTTAGTTTCGTTGAATTTTTGAAATCCTTGTAATAACGTTTGTTTTACAATAAAACGAGTTCCTTCACTAGATCTTAAAAATTTTCTAATTCTTATGATATCTTCGTCTGTGGATGCTATAGGAAAATTTCTATCGTCATTTATTTTTCTGGCATTTATTCTCGTAAAAGAACGCAAAGGGCCAACTTCTTCATTGTTAGGATTGACAGCAAAGAATGGTTGTTGTGTTACAGATCCTCTGCCTGAACCAGCAGCTTCATAATACCCAAATTTTGTATATAGTGTAGCACTGTTAGCATCAAATAAAGAAAGTATTCTATTTGGAGACGGCGTAGAACTGTATGATCTAGGAAATACTAGACCATTTGCCGGAATTTGTGGATTGTTTGTCGTGATCAATCCATCTATGTTATTTTCATTTGCCATATGTTATTTGAAAGCTCCTTGTTTTGTTCCGATTGTATATGCACTTGCAGGTTCATTAAAAGAAAGTGCCGATGCAATTCCAGTGCCAACAACTTTGCCGTCCATAGAAATACTAATCTTGACTTGTCTCATTCCTTCCACAACCGCACTTTTGATGGTTTCAGCCATAGCAGTATTAGCAGATTCTTTACTCTTAACTTCCCCACCTTCTATTCCAGCGGAAATATTTGTTTTTAAATTTCCCAATGCTTCTAATACTTTAACATCTTTAGATTTAAATTCTCCTAAACTTTCACGAATTTCCTTTAATTTTTTAACATCTACAGATTGAACAGATTGAACAAACCTTGAAAATGAATCCGCAAGTAACGTCATACTTGTAGCGAGCGGAGGAACAATTTTATTTAATGCGTATAATTGAACTAAAAATCCCGCTTGTCCAGCCGCCCCAAATATACTTCCGATACCAAAACCACCTAAAGCTGTGCCTACTCTATGAATTGCATAAACAAATTCTCCAACCTTACTAAAATCTAATGCGGTTGCTTGTGAAAAAGATTCAACTAATATTTTTAATGCTTCGGCAGCAAGTTTAGCGGAATATGCAAATCCGATGAAAACAAGTGCTAGACCGCCTAGTATTGCCAATCCCAAACCAAGTTCAGGTGCAGCTGCTCCCAATGCGCCAAGTGGCACCGAAATTGCTGCTATTGCACCGGCAATTGCAGTAGATACGGCGGTAATTGATGCACTTATTGCAGTTCCTATTGCGGTTATTATTGATGATATTGATACTGATGCAGTTGTTCCCAATGCAGTAAATGCGCCTGTCAATTTTGCAATAACAAAAATAACCGCACCAATTCCAACTACCCAGTTTCGAATAGATGGTGGAATCTTGTGTATGTATTCAAAAATAGTTCTCATTCCAGTTATGACCGGCATTAATATTTCACCCAACGCAGAAAGCATTTGGTTTATCTCTGCCTGCAATTGTTTTTGAATTGCAAGATTACTAATTTCTTTTAATCTGGCCGCAGCTCTGTCAGCTTCTGTTTTCATTCCATCTTCAGAAATGCGGTTCATTTCTTCATATTCTGCTACCATTTTTCTTTGTTCTTCGGTTCCGTTATATCTTAAAAGATTCAAATCTTTCTGTATTTGTATAGATTCTTGTAAGCTCGCAACCGATAGTCCAGATGCTTCTGCAATCGATTTTAATGTAAAGTAATCTACTTTATGTAAATCCACTGTTTTCTTTAATGTTTCCAATACACTTTTTGTAGCACCCAACATATCACCTCTATATGACAACACTCTAGCATCATTGAAGGATATGTTTTTACCCAACATTACACTTGCTTCTATTTCAGCATTAATTGATTCTTGAAAGTTTAAAAGTTTTTCCGCAGATGAAGCAACATCGTTTATAGTCAATCCCAATCTTCTTGCTTCAACTGTTTGTTTTACCAATTGAGAAGAAGATCCTCTAAATATAAGTCTTACACTCTCAGATAAACTTGCAAGATCTTTCATTACATCAGACAAAGGAACTTTTGCTGCATTAGATAAAGACTTTGCAAATAACATTGCGGATTTTTGAGAAGATAGACTACTTTGTGTGATTCCCGCAAATGATTTTGAAATTTTACCGGATTCTTCGCCAGATATACCTAAACTGGTGCTCATCAACGTAAATTCCTCCATCATATCTTTTGTTAAAAGATTAGATGACCCCAATGCTTTTGCGAAACCAATTTGTGTTTTGTAAACATCTTCCGCAGTTACACCAAGACTTGCATATTTAGAAAGAATATCAGCCGTTGACTTTTGGAAAAATGATCCCTCAGATCCTAATAGACCCATTTCTTTTCTGAATGATTCTGCAGCGGTTTCAATCGCCGTCATTTGTTTTGCGACCCCTAACATTATATCCAAGAGATTAAATGATTTGAACTCTATTCCGGTCAATTCTTTTCCAATTGCCTGCCACTGACGTTTTGTATTTTCAACCGCTTCTTTTTGTTTTCGTAGATGTTCTTCCAATTCTCTAGATTCAATCAATCTTTTTTTAATCTCATCTGTAATTGCTTGGTTAACGATCAAATCCGATCCTGAAGTTACTAAAATATCCCCGGTAATACCCAAAGTATTTCGCAAAATTTCGGATTGAGCTCTATATTGTAAATACTGTTGATTTAAAGCATCTTGAATTTCTTTAGATGCACCTGTGCTAACGGCCGTTGCCGCAGCTCTGTGTAATGCTTCAGTTTGACTTGCTAAAGCCCCCAATGCGTTTAAATCAGAAACTCTTTTTGCAGCAATTTCTTGTAATTCTTGTAAAGCAACAGTTCTCGCCGTCTCTGTTTTAAGTTGTTTGGCTTTATCTACGATAGCATCGTATTGATTTATAAGACCTGATTGAACACCCTTCAAAGCATCTGCTTCAATAACAATCTTTTTAAATGCTTTAGATATTTCTTCTACGGTTGTTAAACTTGACGGATCTATTGTAGGTGTTACTGCCATATATTATACAATATAAATATATGGATAATTATCTTTTTGACCTTATTTTAGATGATGGGCCAGATGATGATTTGTTTATCTGTTCTTGTTCTTTTTCTTTTGTTTTGAGCAAAAGATTTAAATAAAACATTCTTAAGTGAACGGGTAAATTATACACAATATCTTGCGTAAATGCACCCTCACTATAATAAGCTAAGCTGAATATTTCTTCGTGGAGTTGGACTTTATACTGTGGAGTTAGGCCAAAAAAAGGATACCGTAATCGGTATACCCATCCTTTCTTCAGCACCACAGTGTTCACAAACAAAATTGAAACTAGAATCAACTTCGGGAGATATTTCCTTAATATAAGTGCGAAGTGACAGGCTGTCTCTAGATGTCAATTCGTTTTCTACAAATTTTCTAATTTCGGCCTTGTCTTCGTTTCCGTCAACAGAAGTGATAATATATTTAAGTCTTGTGGTAAGTTCAACAGATCCGTTATTTTTATACAATTTAGCCGATGTTTTTAACTCACCATCAATCAATTTGTCATCATTGTGAGTTAATAACTTGAAAGTAATTGTTTTTTTACTGTATGGTAAGGTATATTCGAATTTGTTTTCTCCATTTGGAAACTTTGATAAATCCAAATCTTTAATCTTGATTTCTGCAAGATTTATAGTAGGTTGGTTAGTTTCACCACACTTTTGGCATTTAACTTCTACAGGTCCATAACTATCACCGTATGCCAATCTTCTGGCAGCGATATACAAAGCATTTTTATCACACAATAGAATATCGTCAATCTTAATTGATTTATCTACAATTAGATTCTCAATCAATTTATCCAAAACAATACCTTTTTTGATAAGGTTTTGGTTCATCAAAATATCTTCTTCTTTAGCGGTCATTAACTTCATTTCTATATTACCGGAACTTAATGGATGTCCGGTTGGATAGAAATGACCGCCGCTTGGAAGGTCAATAATTTCAGTTGGATATGTAGTTGACTCCTTCTTTGATTGTGGAGGAGGTGTATTTGACTGATTAGATTGTCTTGAGATAGGAACTATGAAATTGTCATCCATAACATTAAAAATAACTGATTATTATAACAATATATATTACCGCTATAAAATTTTTAGTTATTTTATTTTAGAAATAGGTCGTTTTTGCGGCCTTCAAATTACCATCCGCCTCTTTTTTCTTTTTCTCTGCATCTTGCACTTTTAGTTCTGCATTTTTCTTTTCTTCCGGTTTTTTAGACGCATCGGCGATTGATTTTTGTTTCTTTGTATCCGTAAGTTCTTTATCAGCGAGTGTTTTTTGTTTTGTTCTAAGTTTTAACAAAGCTTGTTGAACCTTAGTAGCTTCGGCGTCTGCACCATCTTTTTCTTGAAGCATTTTTAAGATTCTTCTGACAAACAATCGTGTTGGTTCTTTTTCCATATACTATAAATATAGTTAAAAACAAAAAACCCCACCGTTTTATTGGTGGGGTTAAATAAGGAATATATAATATTAATATTGGAGAATACAATAGTCAACACTCAAAGTAACGCCAATTACAAGAGGTTCACCACTGTCTGTCCAATCACCTTCACCGAAATCAGCTTGGGTAATAAATGCACCCTTTAGTGTCCATTCTTCTACCTTGTCACCGACAGGTCCAAGAACGTTGATAGTCAAATCTTTCTTATAGAAATCGCTATATCCATCACGTCCGGTTACAGATTCGTGACTTAAACGAACCCATTCCATTACTGCTTGAGCACCAGAAGGAACGATTGGATCATAAAGTTCCATCGTAATATCGTCCCAAGTGGTTTTTCCCTTGTAGTAACGTTGAATATTGATGTGGTCAAGAGTTTTCTTTTCGCTTTTTACTGTTGGTCTCTTTACCTTTCTTACAAGAAAGCTTGGGATACCATCACAATATAAAATAAAACGATTCTTTGTTTTTGTCTCGAAATTCGTGAAGAATATTTCGTTGCTATTTAGTATATCTGCCATATTGTTGTCTCCTTATTTATATTAATAAAATCAATACAAGATTGTTTTCATATATAAATATTTTATAATTTAAAAATATTTGACATTTATGTAAAAATTAATAATAATTATACAGTGTTTAACACTAAGGATAATTATGCCTAGAAAAAAAGATAACACCAGATGGCTTTCTATAGAATGTAAAGTTTGTAAAACTATATTTGATTGTAGGGTGTCAAGGCCTAGGACTTATTGTAGTAAGAAGTGTTCAACTAATGATATAGATCTAAATACAATTAGAATCAACAAAACCAAACAGACTTGTATTGAGAAGTATGGTGGTCATCCTATGACCACAGAGAAAACCAAAGATGCATTAAAGAAATCTTTGTTAGAAAAATATGGAGTGGATCATTATAGTAAGCATAATGATTATAATAAAAAAGTCAAATCGACCAAGTTATTGAAATATGGAAATGAAAAATATACAAATGTTGATAAGATAAAGTCTACGCTTCTTGAGAAATATGGTGTTGATAATTCACAAAAAATAAAAAGCGTAAAAGAAAAAACGTCAAATACAAAAAAAGAGAACCACTATGAATTTTTGAAAAATCATTTTGATGGTTCAAATTTAATTTGGTTATGTGAACAAAAAGATTATGTTGGTTATCATTTTTCTAATGTTTATAATTTTAAATGCAAGGTTTGTGAGAAAAACTTTGAAAGCACTGTTTATAATTTAAATAATGTTTTTTGTGATTACTGTCATCCAGAGAAAGTTACTACCGTTGAAAATGAAATTTATCAATTTCTGATTGAGATTCTTAAAAAAGAAGAAATTATAAATAGAAACGATAGGACAGTCTTGAATGGTAAAGAACTTGATTTTTATGTTCCGTCAAAAAACTTTGCGATTGAAATCAATGGATTATATTGGCACAGTGAAAATGCAGGTGGGATAAATAAAAATTATCATTTGAATAAAACTAAAAGTTGTATGACATATGGTATTCATCTGATTCACATTTTTGAAAATGAGTGGATTAATAAAAAAGAAATTGTTAAATCTATAATCAGAAACTTTACGAATTGCAATAACGATTTAATTAAAATAAATGGAAGAGAATGTGAAATCAAAGAAATAGACGAACCTCTTAAAAACGCTTTCTTGAATGAAAACCATCTTCAAGGAGAAGATAAGTCTACGGTTAAAATTGGATTATTTCACGATAATGAACTTGTGAGTGTTATGACTTTTAGAAAATCTTCTCGTTTTGACAAAACAAGTGAATGGGAACTTGTTCGTTTTTGTAATAAATTAAATACACTAATAAATGGGGGTGCCAGTAAATTGTTTAGTTATTTTATTAAAAACTATAATCCAAAGAATATTGTTTCTTATAGTGATCGTCGTTATTTTAGTGGAAAGATATACGAAAAGTTAGGTTTTAGTTTCGTAGATTTTACACCGGTAAATTACTACTATATTATAAATAAATATAAAGATTTACGACACCGTATGAGTTTCCAGAAACATAAGTTATCTAAATTGTTGAAAGTATATGACCCGAATTTAAGTGAGTGGGAAAATATGAAAAACAATGGATACGATAGAATATGGGATTGTGGCAATTCCAAATATTTTATATCATTCACACACTAACTTGTTTATCGTATACAACGTTGATTGCGTCTTTAAGTCTATCTAAGTGACCTCTGTTTCTTAATAATTTAAATACTATATTTTCATTGCTAAGTTCACCGCCAGTGTCCAACCCAGACTGACGCATATCATATACATCCTTTAACGTGTTTTTTAATAACTCAAGGTTAGACTCCTTGATTGCACTGTTTATTTTATATACAGCGTCATTATATTTGTTTTGAACCAATTCTACATCAACGGTAAAATTTTCGTATTTTGGTTTGGATACCCAGTTATTAGCTACCAATGAATAAACACCGCTGGATCTATTCTTTTTACTGATATCTTGTATAAATACCTCAACATTGTATCCATTGATATGAATATTGTGATTTTTATTCCACGCAGCTTTTAATTGAGTTACATATTTCTCAACAAGTTCTACATTAGGGTCAACGTTTTTAAAGTTTATTACCAGATGTAAATCAAAATCGCTGAACTTAGACCAATTATAATTTGCCAAGCTCCCCACGAATAAAATATCAACAATTGGAGCGGTTAACTCAGTATCTTTATAGAAATCATTGGCAACTTGAATAAGTTTCTCTTTGATCTCTTTATTCAAAACCAATCCATTCCAAACATCAGGATTGAGTTGGGTATTATAAATTCTATACTTCATATATTAGACCAGCTATATCCGCAGGTTTCTTTAATTACACCAATTGAGGTATTTATATCTTTCATAGCTTGATTGCCATTTCTATATACAATACCTTCTCCGCCAGCAGCAATAAATTGTTCTATATTCTTATATAGGTCATCTATTAATATTGATGATTTAGTTGCCCATCTTGATTTATCTGTTCCTGAAACCGCATAGTTAATTTTTGTTCCTGGTAGATATTTTTGAATCCACTCAGCTTTTCCTTTTTCTATCTCACCAACAAATTTAGTTGCATCTTGAGGAAAATTAACACCAATTTGTTCAGCACTTGTGCTTGTTAAAATTTCAACTCTTACTTTTGGATTGCTTTTTAATTTTAAGATATATTCTCTAAAAATATGAAAGTCAGGCATTGGTTGCATTTCACTCCAAAATTTAGAACCTTCATTGAAAATAGCACTCCACATTTGTTTCGTTCCTTTTTTTCTTTCAAATACAGAAGGCGGTTCGTTTGTTAAATTTTCGAATTGTAAATCAAAATCAGCAAGAACACCATCCATATCAAGATACAATGTGATAATTTGTTCTTGTTCTAATAAATTAGCATCTGCCACTTCTTCTAACAAACTTTGAAGCTTAATCATATATAATAAATAGTAAGATTTTATTTAACTTGACAAAGAATTATAATAAGCATAATATAAAAGCACATCAAGCGCTTCATTAATATAGTTCTTAGTTTTTAATTTTCTATTCTAATCTATATAAAAAAACCGCAGCATATAATATAATGCTGCGGTTAGTGTAATTTTATTTTTAAGCTTTAGAATTTGGTGTAAAAGTTCCATCTGCAAGAGACAGATTTCCATCACCATAACTCTCGGCAATTTTATTCACCCAATCCTGTTCTTCTTTTTGAACAGACAAATACTCATCACGAGCTTTGGTTTCCGCTTCGGAAAGTTGTTTAATCTTTTCATCCAAAGCAACCCTCTCAAGGTAGAACTGACCAAAAAGGTAAATCTTTTCTTGATACTTAGATTGAATTTTTCTAAGACTGTCAAGTTCTTCTTGTTTTAACTTAATTGGTTCAGCCATAATTAAACGGTTGGAGGATTAAAGTCTGCTTGAGTGACAACAGGTTGACTTCCGTCGCTGTTGGTCAATCCACCTTGGGGTGGTTGAAGTCTATTTCGTAGTTCTTGGTTTAGAATACGAATATTAGCTTGAGCTTGTTCAGACTTGGCCAATTCATCATAAACCAAAGCCTTAAGTTCTGTGACACTAAATTTAGATAACTGATTTTCCATATTATAATATCCTTTCTAGGTTGTAACAATAATATATATTATTGAATAGAAAATTTTAGTTATTTTATTTATGAAAATTTTGTTTTGTTTACCCGGTAGAGAATTCAGCGGAAACTTCTTACAATCATGGACAAATCTAGTATCATATTGTAATTACAAGGGATATCAATTGATTTATAATCAGAAATACAGTTGCAACATTTACTATGCTCGCAATATGTGTTTAGGAGGAAATATCCTTGCCGGTGAAAACCAAAAACCTTTTGGTGGTAAAGTAGACTATGATTATATGATGTGGATTGACAGTGATGTTGTATTTACACCCAGACAATTTCAACAATTATTAGATCATAAAGAAGACATCGTAAGTGGTGTTTATAAAATGGACGGCGGCACACATTATGCAACTGTTCCCTGTTGGGATGAAGATTACTTTCAACAAAATGGTAATTTTCAGTTTATGGATGACGAAACTCTAAAGAGTTACAAAAGTAAATACAGTAAATTTCCAGTTGTTTATACAGGATTTGGTTTTATGTTAATTAAATATGGAGTATTTGAAAGTATGAAATATCCGTGGTTTAGACCTGAATTTGTTAATATTAGAGGATCAAAAGATTTTACCATGGAAGATGTTGCATGGTGTAGAGAAGCAAATCGACTTGAATACAAAGTAATGGTTGATCCAAACGTTGTTGTCGGCCATGAAAAATTAAAAATCTACACCTAAACAAGTCAATAAATTTTCAATAAATTTTTCTTTGGTCAACTTGCAAGCGTCAATACTTGCAAGTTTTCCTTTTTGTTTGACTTCATCTCTATTATTATAACAATATCTCATTGTTTCAATCATATGTTCCTCATCATATTTTGACCATTTTGCACCTGGATATTCCCAGAATCCAGTAGAATCTACTTCTGTATGACGCAAACAAAAACTATTCTCTAGAGTTACAAATTCTTTCAATCCGCCATATCTAGGAACAATTACGGGTCTTCCACATGCCATACTTTCATGTTGCATTAACCCCCAACCCTCTGCACTTACAGCAGATACAAAAACATCATTTGAACAATACCAATCTTTTAACTCCTGCTTATTTAAATTTTTAGTGTTATAAACAATTTTATTATCAAGAAACTTACGATTTTCATTGTCCGAAATTTTAATTGACAATTTAACATCTTTTTCTTTAGGAAATGCTTTATTAAAACACCTTATAACATCGGGTAATCTTTTTCGTGGATCATTATTTCCAGTTCCAAAAACAAAAAAATCGGAATTGTTTGGTTCGGTGTAGTTAAAAATATTTGTATTTATACCAAGATTTACCACTGAAATTTTACTTGTGCATCCTTGTTGTTCAAATGATTCTTTATTCCAATTATTAGGAACTATAATTTGATCAAACATGTTGATTTTATCAATGTAGAAATCACCAATTCTAGTAGCTTCCCACATTGTAAATAATGATTTATTTTTTCCATTAAAAATATGCAATAATGGATGACCATCATCCGGATATACAAACGGTGGAAATAATAAAAGTTCTTTTTCAAGTCCATTTCTAGATGGATATGATTCAAAAAAAGAAGAAAATTCTATTTCTGGTTTATGGTAATATTTTGGTATTATCACCACATTTCTTTTAATAGATTCTTCTAATATAGTTGAAAGTAATGTATTATAACCAGATTTAAAATTGTATTCGCTCGTAACCAATAATCTATTTGACATTTTATGTATTTGGTATAAAGATAGAACCAACTACCGAATTTCTTTTTAATTGAAAAAAATCAATTAATTTTTGGTTTTCGGATGATAATTCGGAAAACGCTAAGTTGCAAACTTCACTTTGCGTTTTTCCGTTCGTATCAATCAGAGGAACAACCTTTTCCATTGTTCCTGTATTCCCAGTTGTTAAATCCTTCACCAAAAATCCAACTGCAATACTAGTCGGAAAATCGGGAGGATAGAGTTCATATCTACATATTGTATATTCTATATTGTCCATATATATTAATTATTAAAATTAGTTAAAAAGTCTTATCCATCTTGTATTTCCACCAATAGATATAGGCAACCAACCAAAAAAACTTCTATTTCCTGATGTAGTAGTCGTATCTATTGCTCCATTATCAACACGAATTGCAGGATTGGTTCCGTCGCCGTTAACATGTAATCTGTTTGACGGAGCAGTGTTAATACCAAAATTTGTAACTCCGCTTCCGTTTCTTGTTGGTACATCCAAAACAGTTCTAAAATTTGCAGGGGTATAATATCTAATATAACCATCATTAGAGGCATATACTCTGTCAATAGCTGTGGTTCCATTATTACCAGAAATTGTGTTTATCCATCCTGCCAAGATATAACCATTACCATCTGTTCTTACTATTTTATTTGCATCATAATTTGTTCCGGATTGAACCGCCAAACCTCCAGCAGTAGTAGCATTAGTTGCCGAACCAGCGCTTGTTGCATAATTTACATTGAAATTGGATGGGTTCCAAACATATATATTTGTTCCGTCATTTGAACCCCATAACCAAGTTGGTTGTCCACTTTGACCTGACCAGTTAAATGTCATACCCGTTCCAGTACCACCTCCTTGTGATAATGTGCTTGCTTTTGTTGCTAATGTAGCAGTAGCAGCATTACCAGAACAACTTGTAGAACTACCATTAATGTTCATGGTTTGACCACTTAACATTGTAGCTACTGTTGCAACCGATAAAGCAGCAGGAGTAGCAGCAGAACTAGCATTACTATTACCTAAAATTGTATATGCAGTAATGTTTTCAATTTTTGCTAATGTAACACTGCCATTTGCAATGGTAACATTTGTTGCAGTTGTAGCTGTAGCAGCATTACCAGTAATATTTATAGCCCATGTACCGCTTGCACCTGTACCAGTTAATGTTGGCGAATAAGAATTATAATTAGCAGAATTTAAATAATATACCCAACCGCCAAATGAATTTCCGGTTATATTTCTAGTTGCCAATCTATTAGCATTATCTTCCCATCCCCAAGCTATTTGAGTTCCCCAATAATTACTACTATTAGAGTGTCTATAATTATCGTAAAACCACCAAGTTCCACCAGGAGAATTTGTTAAATTTGCATCGTCACCATTATGTCTTACGCTTCCAGCAGGTGTATTTTGAAAATCAGTATTTGCATTTCCGCTG